GCACAAACTACGCCGCGAAGGTGCTGGCGTGTGGCTTCCCCTCGACAGCCGGACCTGGGCGAACCGCCAGCGCAAGATCAGCGTCACATTCCCGCGCTACCTGTTCCTGCAACTGACGGGCGAGCGCGTAAAATGGGGCTGCACAGTCCGGTCCGATGGCGGTGAGGAGCTTGGCTCCGTGCTCAGGTCTCCCGCAGGCAATCCTCTGGCGGTCCCGCTGGCGGCCCTGGAAGCGCTCTGGGGCCAGTGTGGGCCTAACGGGGTCATCTACCCCCCGGAAGTCAGGGAAGCCCGCCGTGGCGACGCCCTACGGGTTCTGACGGGGCCATTCGCTGGGTTCACCGGGATATGCACGCTGACGACACGACAGAGGGTGACGCTGCTCCTCAGCATGTTTGGGCGAGATAGCGCTGTGGAGTACGCGAGAAGCGCGGTGGAGATTGCTTAATGCCAGGTGGTCGCCCCACGCGCTACCAAAAGGAGTTCCCCGAGCAGGTTTATCGGCTCGCGCTTCTAGGGCTCACGGATGAGGAAATCGCGAGCTTTTTTGAGGTGGACGCGCGCACGCTCTACCGGTGGGACATTGACCACCCTGAGTTTTGTCAGTCTCGCGCGCGCGGAAAGATCCCGGCCGACGCCCATGTTGCCGCGAAGCTGTATCATCGCGCCCTGGGGTATTCCCACGAGGCGGTGAAGATCTTCATGCCGGCTGGTGCCAGCGCCCCTGTCTACGCGAAATATCAGGAGCACTACGCGCCCGATACCCAGGCGGCCCAGCTCTGGCTCAACAACCGGCAGCCGGGTCGTTGGAAGGACCGCCGGCATGTTGAGCTCAACCATAACGTCGTTGCTGCCGGGGCCGGAGACGCCGATCTCCTTGCTATCGCCCTCACAGGCAGCGGCTCTGCTGCTACACAGGCGGGCGATAAGGAATAGCCTCACGGGGTGGTGCACTGAGGCTCTATCCGGCCAGCGGCAACACCCGATGCCGCACCACACGCTGCTTCTGGGGCATCTGGAGGCGCTCTCCCGCGGCGAGTGTCCACGGCTCATGGTGCTGATGCCGCCCGGCTCTGCGAAATCGACTTATGCGAGCGTGCTATTCCCCGCTTGGTATCTCGCCAACCATCCTTCCCACGCCATCATTGCCGCCTCGCATACCTCTGGATTGGCTGAGCGCTTTGGCCGTCGCGTGCGAAACCTCATCAGCGAACACGGGCCAACCCTAGACATTGCCCTCTCGGCCGATATTCAGGCGGCTGGGCAATGGGAGACCACGCAGGGTGGCGAGTACTTCGCAGCCGGCGTGGACGGGCCAATCGCTGGGCGTCGCGCGGATCTCGCAATCATTGATGACCCTGTAAAGTCCCGGCAGGAAGCCGACAGCGCTACCATCAGCGACCGGAACTGGGAGTGGTGGAAGAACGATCTTCTGCCGCGATTGAAACCTGATGGCCGCGTGATCCTAATCATGACGCGCTGGTCTGAGATCGACCTTGGCGGCCGGCTGTTGGAGGATATGCGCACTGGCGGCATGCCATGGCGAATGCTCAAGCTTCCGATGGAAGCAGAAGCCGCCGATCCACTTGGCCGGAAGGTGGGCGAACCGTTGTGGCCCGAGTGGTACACGGACGCCCAACGCACTGAGGCCAAGCGCGATCCTCGAACGTGGTCAGCGCTTTATCAGCAGTCACCGGCGCCAGACACCGGCATCTATTTCGAGCGTGAGTGGCTACGGCCAGTCAATTCCTTGCCGCCGCGTGAATCACTGAGGGTCTACGGCGCATCGGATTATGCTGTGACCTCAGACGCCGGCGATTGGACAGTGCACATCGTGGTTGGCGTTGACCCTCACATGCGGCTTTGGGTTCTGGACCTGTGGCGCGGGCAAACTGCGTCGGATGAATGGATCGAGGCGTTTTGCGACCTCGTCCTGCAATGGAAGCCGCTGGGTTGGGCTGAGGAGACCGGACAGATACGCGCCGGTATTGGTCCCTTCATGGCGCGACGACAGCGCGAACGGCACGCCTACGTGGCTCGCAAGGGCTTTCCGACCCGTGGCGACAAGAGCGTACGCGCCCAGTCGATTCGTGGCCGCATGGCGATGGACGGGCTGCATTATCCGGCGGCCGCGTCCTGGGCGACTGATTTTCTGCGCGAGCTGATGACGTTCCCTGCTGGCAAGCACGATGACCAAGTCGATGCCTTGGGTTTGATTGGGCAACTGCTCGACGTGATGAATGCTGGCACTGAGCCGGTTGCGGCTGAGCCTCTGCGCGGCATGCGCGAGATGACCATGGGCGAGGCATGGAAGCACGCCAACCCGCGGACGCGGAGCGGCGGGGCGCAACGGAGGATTTGATCAATGGTCGCAATGAAATCAATGCGCCGCACCGCAGCCGAGAAGAAGGCCAGCGACGACGGCAGCGGCATGCCAGGCAATGGCAGCGCCCGCGATGGCGTCGAGGTGCGGCTTGAGCACGAGCACATCAAGAAGCTTGGGATGGATGGGCCATTGCCCAGCGGGACTGGGGTTGAGTTCGGCGGCAAAGGTGAAGTGGCCGATAGCGGTACGCATGTCGGCTCCGATGGTGAGCCGCGTCACCACATGACGCTGATCGTGCATCGCGCTGGGGTGGAGGCTGATCAGACGCCGGTTGAGAAGAGCGCTGATTTGCGTGGGGAGATCACGAAGAACACGAACGCCAGCGAATCCAAAGCTGCCGATCGGGACGCCAACCGCATGGCTTCCCGCACGCGCTCGGACAAGGCCATCCCCGAGACCAAGGATTCCGGCAAGGTGCAGATGGCGGCGGCTCGGACGTAAGCTGTGGTCGAAACAACGATCGGACCGGAGCGAATAGATACTGTTGCCGATTTAGAACCCGGCGATGCAGGAGTATTTAGCTTTTGGGCCGGTCAAGAGCGCATCGCCGAAAAAGAGGAGCGACGCTGGATCGAGCGCTCGCAGAAGATCGTTAAGCGCTACCGTGACGAGCGGCCGGTCAATGATCAATCCAACCACAAGCTAAATATTTTATGGAGTAATATTCAAACCCTGAAACCAACGCTGTATAGCAGGACGCCCAAGCCAGACGTTCAACGCCGTTATCTCGACCAAGACGACACAGGTCGATATGCGGCCCAAGTCCTCGAGCGCGCGCTGTCCTACACGTTGCAGGAATTCTCGTTCGACGACGTAATGGAGGCAGTTGTCGAGGACAGACTGTTGGCCGGCCGCGGCACATGCCGGGTGCTCTACATCCCGCACTATGCCGATGAGCCAAATCCGGCAAAGTTCCCCGACGACGAGGATTACGACAAAGCCGAGGCTGAAGATGTTTCCATAGCCAGCGAGGGCGACGAGGACGAGCCGCGCACGCCGACGTGGGAAGAGACCGAACTCGTTTACGTGTTCTGGCAGGATTACCGCGAGGGACCGGCGCGCACATGGCGCGAGGTGCCTTGGACGCGGTATCGGGCCTACATGACGCGGGATGAGCTGATCAAGCGTTTCGGGAGCAAAATAGGCAAGCAGGTCAACCTCGACTACGTACCGCAGGGCGTTCAGGAACGACCCGACCGCGAGAAAGAGCCGCCGGACATTTTCAAGAAGGCGCAGGTCCACGAGTACTGGGACCGCTCCAAGCGCGAAGTGATCTGGATTGCGCCCGGCACGCCTGATCTGGTGCTTGACAAGTTGCCCGATCCATTGGGGTTGCCCGATTTTTTCCCCAGCCCGCCGCCGTTGCTCGCGACTACGACCAACGACAAGCGCATTCCGGTCCCTGACTTCGCCGAGTACCAGGATCAGGCGCACGAGCTTGATACCCTGACGATGCGGATCGATCGGCTGACGCGGGCTTTGAAGATCAGCGGTGTCTACCCCGGCGAGAACAAGCAGGTTCTGCAGCAGCTGATCGACGAGGGCACAGAGAACCGCCTAATTCCAGTGCTGGACTGGCCTAACTGGATGGACAAGGGTGGACTGGGGCAGTTCATCCAGTTCATGCCTTTGAAGGAAATAGCCGAAACGCTGGTGCAGCTTTACACCGCGCGGGACAAGACAAAGGAACTGCTCTACGAGCTCACCGGCATCAGCGACATTCTCCGCGGCGAGACAGAGCCGGATGAGACGTTGGGTGCTCAGCGGCTTAAGTCGGTATTTGCCACACGCCGGATCCAGCCACAGCAGCACAAGACGGCGACGTTCGCGACGAATGCGATCCGGTTGCTTGCCGCGGTGATTGCCGAGCAGTTTTCACCGGCGACGCTGAGCGCAATGACGAACATGCC